GAGAATCAAAATGAAAAAATCAGCCAAATCAACCAAAACCAACAAAAAAGAAAATCTTTACAAATCTCCCATCGGCCTGAGCTATTTCACCCTTGAACAGCAGGAAGAGTTTTCACAGATGGATGATGAATCAAACCCTGAATTCACTTTTTCCTGCACCAACAATAATATCCTGGTTCTGATTGCCACCGGTCAAATCGATGCCCGCGCAATGGCATGGAAAACTTTGGCAGACAAGGGATTGGATGAAAAAGGTAACTGGGTTGGATTTGATCAAGCCCGGAGAATCTTTGAAGCGAATGTTAGCCAGAATATCAAAATATACTAATCTCCCTGGGGGCTTCGGCCCCCTTTTCTTTTAAAGGAATAAAACAATGATGAAAGAAGAGTTTGAAGAAATGGCAAAAGTTGAAATCTGTACCGGTGATTATGAAATAGTTGAAATGGTGTATAACTGCCATCCTTGTGATTTCACCAAAAAAGAAATCGTTGATCTTTTTAGGATGGGCGGGCTTTTCCTGATTAAAGAACTTTATCCAAGATCAAAAGAAATTTCTGATCTTGAGGAGCAGGCAAAAGCAATACAGGACAGAATCAATTCACTTTCAAAATAAAGGATATCAAGATGAACAAATCATTAGTTAAAGAAATTGCTGATTACTGGACAAATCACCCTAATATGGATGTAAATCAAATTTATCTCCATTTTAAAAAAGCCAGAGCCAAGGATGTCCGAGCAGCTCGCCGGTTGGTTGATAAAGGAGATTGCCAGGATATGAAAGTCTGGTGTGAATTCGGTGCGCATGATTGCATCACTTTTGATGAAACCCGGTTAACAGATGATTTTGATGAAATGCGTTTGGAATTCCTTGAAGCAATCGAGGAGCATATGCATTCCCAGGAAATCTCCTTTTATGAAATTGATGATACCCTTGTTGATTATAATGAAGTTCAGGTGACCGTCTGTGATGATGAGGGTGAAATCATTGCAAATGGATGGATTAAGGAAATTTAACTAATCCTGGGGGCTTCGGCCCCCTATTCTTTTAAAGGGGGTAAAAATGAAAACTACAACGCTGAAAGAAATAATTGAAATGCTCAAAACTCTAACCCCGGCTGAACTTGAATATATCAAAAACCATATTGATGAAATCTGCCCAAGAAAAGCAGATTGAAAGGAATACAATGGCAAAATTTAAAGCTGTGATATTTGTTAAGGGTGATCAGGAAAGCTGGATGATCATAGGTGAAAACGCATTTGTTTTTGAATCAATCAAAAGAAAAGCTGCCAGGCGCTTACCCGGATTCTGTGATATTCTGGCTAAAAATAAAGGGAATTCAACAATGTTGGCATTAGTTAATGGTAGGGGTGAGCCCCTTGCTATGGGGCATGTTTTGCCCTGCTAAATCCTTTCTTAAATCCTTTCTGAATCAGGCTGTTTCGTTTATTCGATTCAGCCTGTTTTCCTTTTATTTCATTTTTTTATAAAAATGTTGTTTTTTTCGCGTGACTTTCCTGAAAAACTCTATATAATCCTTAACATGATCAACACAAACAACATAAAACAAAGGAAACAGAAAATGACTGAATTATTAACCGGAACAAGAATCCTGAACAACAGAAAATTCACCGTAGTTTCAAAAGATGATGAAAACGTTGATATGGAATATGACTACCGGGTGATTCTTCATCAGGAAGAAAACGAACTCTTGATTGATGAAGTCTGTGAAGGGGATTCCAATTTCTGCATAGCCTGGATGCTTGAAAAATGCGACATGGCTTTCGCTGATAATATGGAAAACGATCATGAAATCATTATTGAAAAAGGTTACTCCATGACCGGACATGAATGTTCTTTTCTGGTTGGGGACAGAATCCGCGCTTGGGATTTTGAACCGATGCCCGGCAGGGAAGATGCTTATGTTGAGGGAACTTTCAAGGGTTATTCAGATGATGGCAGAATGATCGTCACCAACATCACAAAAGATACCCTTTACGGCCCTGGGGCTTCCTTTGAAAAATCACCTGCCAGGGAAGAAATCCTTACCCCTCCTTTCGGTAAAGTGCTCTTCGGTGAATGGAATGGCAGAATCACCAAATTATAAATTAAACGGGGGCTTCGGCCCCCACATCAAATAAAATTAAACAAGGAGAAAAATCATGGGAACCCGCCTTTATATCAATCACTCTGAAGAAGAACTTTGTGAAATTGTTGGAGCAACTAAAGCTGATTATGATGCGCTGACCAAAAATGAACAAGATATGGATTCTGATAAATTTTATGATTGGCTGTTTTCAGATGAAAATGAAAAATATAGAACTCTCCATAATTTCAATCTTTATGGATTCGGTAAATTTGATCTTTCTTTGGTTCCCGCTGATTCCATGTATGGTGGATCTGAATTCAAGGTTGATAAATGCCTGGAAATCTGGTCAACCGCCTCAAATCAAAATCCTGGCAATGTTGATCTGGATATCATCAAAGAAGCCATAAAGGAGCATGGGCTCTGTTGGGGGTAAATCAACAAGAAAAGCCCCGTGAATTAACGCGGGGCCTTTCTAATCAAAAACCTAGTCACCAAATTACTTACCTAATTTTCTTTTCAATTAATCACCCCCTTTCCCTAAAATTCTGCCGGTATTTCTTTCAATATTTACCAAACTGATATCATCCCAAAGTTCAACCATAAGATGATCCTTTTCAGAAGTGATCTCAGGGATAAAACCAAGATGCTGCTCACACCATACTTTTATTTTTGGAATGATGCACCGGCCCTCCATAAGTCCAACCGCTCTCTGAAAAGTTGGGCTGACCCTGGCAGTAAAAATCTTAATCCTTATTCCCTGAGCATGCATTTCCTTTACTCTTCTCACCATTGGAATAATTGGATCACCAATATGATTGGGTCCTATCCATTTATCAATAGTGGCAAGAGTTCCGTCCAGATCAACCCCTATCCAGGGTTCACCCATATATTCAAGATCATTTAAAGGGGGCAAGGGCTTATTCATACTTCCTCCTAATTTTTAAGCATTGGGGTTTTGTCCTCATCACCCTGGCGTAAAACCTGCTGTTCTCCCAGCATATTCACAATAGCTTGAACATTCGTTCCCAGGGCTTCCACCGAAATATCCGCCAGGATTAAAAGGGATACATACATTTTTTTATTGCAAAGTTTGCATTTGATTTTACCCAGCATGGTAACATCCCGATTCCATCCACGGATATCAATTATATTTTCATGCTTGCAATTAAAACACCGAATCCTTGGCCTTTTTTCTTCCCCACTTGTGATGATTTTTCCCATGATCATTCTCCTTTTAAATCGTCTTTATCACCCCGGTAAGCATTCCATTTAACCATGCTCTGCCACTTTTCCGTTTTATACTGATCCATCTCTTCCTGGGATACTATCCCCTTTGCTTTCAGAATATCGATTACAGCGAGAATATGCCCTAATTCCTGAATCAGTTTGCGTCGATTAGTCCAGCCAGATCCTGCGGGCCATTCATCCTCAAAGCCAAATCGGATTATCTTTGATTTCATCTGGCCAACTTCACATAATTCTTCCCCAAGGTGTTCAAGGGTCAACTTATCATCTGGAAAGCTGGTAATCAAATCTATGATTGTTTTAGCCATTTCGGAACCGCCTCCACTTTTAATCTTTGAAAATAGAGTTTAACATCATTCATGGCATTGATCTCTTTAAAGATCTTGACGGCATTACCAAAGACAAATTGAGTATTGATAGCTTCCAAATAAGCATTACACCTCCACCAAAAAAGATAAATCGTGTTATACTGCTTTGTGATGAATCTTTCTTGATCATTATCAAGAAATAGCTCATGCTCTTTAATCAGCTGTTTAATCTCCTTGTTAAGATTATGCGACCATTGCCCCCACTCAATCATGATTTCCGCCTGAAACTCCTTTCTTTGCTCATCCGTCATAGAAATGAAACGGCCGTCTTTTATCCGGTCTTCGATAAAATCTTTGTAATTCTCTACTAAAACGAATACTTCAATTGGATCAGCATTTCTGATCTGTTTTGAAGTCCAGGTTAATTCTTTTCTTTTTGCTTCAATTGTATCCATCATAATTCCCCCTTTATCACATCAAATTTCCATATGGAGCTGTGGACTATTTCCATGCCGGGCAGCAATTCATCAACCGCCTTTTGAACCCCTGGAAAATGGTGAGAATAATCATGTCCCATTAGTGCCCCACCATTTCTGATTTTAGGGAGCCAGAAAAGAATATCTGAATAAGTATGCGCATAAGTGTGATTTCCATCAATGAAAACCAGATCAACCGAATTATCATCAAATTGAAGAGAGGCTTCTAATGATTTTTCCCTGATCACCTCAACAAAATCATAAGCAATCTCTAATTTCTTAACATCATGATATCGGTTGTCCCAGTCCCATTGTTTTACCTCTGCCAGACTTCCGGCTCCCTCCCCTTTATATTCTTTCCAGGGATCCACCAACCAATAATTATTCAGATTGCAATGGGCGCAAATCAGCTTGGCAGTCGTTCCTTTATTGACCCCAACTTCCACAATTTCTTTCCATTGCTTTCTGTGGATAATGGGCCAAAGGACATTATAAATCGTTTGTTTTCCCAAGTTTCTCCTCCTGCTCCATTAAGCATTGTTTTATATAATTGGCCAGATCAAGTACTTCTTGATAAGCATCCATTAATGGATTCCGCCCATTATTGGTTTTCAAGGTTTCCCCATATTTCACAATACCGACCTGACGCCTGGCTTCAAGATCTTTTATCACTTCATCAATCACCGATCTGCCTTTTCCTGGGATTGGCTGAGGTTCTCCTTTTGTGGGATCAAATAAAGCATCATAATCCCCGCCGCATTCCCGGCAAAACGCCCTGATTCCACCTGTATCATCTGCCCCGGGTTCCATTTGCCCACATTGGGCAGTAATTTTACCTCTTTTGATCATCTTTCCGCATCCACTCATTTTAATCACTCCACTTCTGTTCCAATTTCGTCAATAGATAAAACGTCCAGTCCATTTTTATTCAATCTTTCTTTAATCTTTTCCAGATGGTGGATAACCACATCAACTGATTCCACTTTGGTGAATACCAAAAGAGTATGCGCATCAATTCTTTGAACAGCATCACCCTCAGAAGCAAATTCAGTAATCAATCTGCCAATATCCCCAGGGGCAGTTTCAGTCAGGAAAAGGGTGGGATATGTGAATTTGGCATTATCCGTAAGTGTCCTGCCATTCCCAACCTCAATATCACCCGTCCCAAATTGAATAACATTTGCTCCATCATCATTTTTGTAAATCATAAAACCCTCACTTTTGAAATATTATTGAATTGTTCCACATGAAAGACTCGATCTGCCCCGTCTATAATATCTTCCCGGGCCGCTCGTTCATCATTGACGCAAATAATCTGAATATTCAATTTCTGTGAGATTGTCTGCATCAATTCAATTACCCTTTTATTTTCCTTTTCCCCTTTTAGCCTTTGAAAAGGTTCATCCAGAAAAAGAATCCGTCTGTATTTTTCAGCCATTGAAAGGGACGCAGCCCTGAGACTGAAAGCGGCCACATCTGCCGCTCCAAGTCCGGAGAAAGCTAAAGGATCAATCAATTTACCTTTTTTCTTAAAGGACATGGTGCATTCAGGTCGATCTCTTTTGATTTCAAAATGGGTATCAAAATCATATTTTGTATCAAAAACGGAATTGAGCCCGGTGGCCACCATATCATTAAGATTGAATTCCAATTGCTTCTGAGTTTCGGCCGTGACCTCTTTTAAGAAGATATATGCCTTTTCTTTATTCAGAATCCTTTTATTAATGGCGGAGATTTCCCGTTTTAAGCCAGTTACTTCCTTTTTGATATAATCCCTTTCGGATAACCTGGAATCAAGTTTTTTGCGTAATTTCCTGAGATTCATCATTTCCCCCAATTATCATACAAAGCAAACCCGGCTTCATGATCTTTAAATTTATCCAATCTGGTATCATATAATCGAGTTGTCCAGACCACTCTTTTTAGCATCACATCAAGAATCTTTCTACGGGATTTATCGGCCCTGATATGGAGATCAAGCAGCCCACAATTAAGAAAGTGGAGTACATGTACCACTGGGTTCAAAATTTTCTGAGGATCATCACCAATAATTTCGGTTGTCCTTTTATGTACCTGTTTTATCAATCCATCATTCAAATTGCTTCTATAGGTTGCCCCCGCCTGAATAGAAGCCTCTTGGAGTTTCTTACCCCGCCAGACATGAGCAGGAGTTTCAGCATCATTTAATATCTGAGTGCCAACCCCAACCCCAATACCAAAAATTGCTAAACTGCGAACCATCCCGTTCATTAGTCCTCCAATAGATATTCTATTTGTTCGATTTGTTCCATTTTATCAGCCAGCTGTTTCTTCGCCTTTTTCTGTTTCTTTTTCAGTTGTTTGATTCTATTCTTGACCACCTGAGATACTTCACCATCATCAAGAGAATCATCGCCAAGGCTTTCCTTTAAGGATTTAAACAGGGTAGAAATCGACCCATTTAAAGTCAATTCTTCCTTTTCCAACTTTTTTAAATTCCTTTGCATTTTCAGCAATTTTCTTTGTTCATCCATTTTATCTCCCACACCACTTAAAAATATATTTCTGAACCGGTTTTGATATATCATTCGCCTGAATGGCGTTATCAACATTGTCGTCCCAATCAAGATCTTTCAACCAATCATTCGACAAAGATGAAATGAAAGCCTCTCCCCTGGCTTCCTTTTCCTTGATAATATCAATATGATCTCTGACAATCACATCTTTCCTGATTTTCAAGAAATGTCTGACCACTTTATTACTTGTTGCATTCCAGAGGAACACGCACGGCTTATGCTGGGCCTGATCAGCCTTGTGCCGGGTTAGTGATCCCGGATTGACCAATAATTGATTTTTCCGCTTAGCGGTAAAAGTTTGATGATTATCTCCGGTCAAAATCAAGTCCGCTTTTGGAAACATTCTGAACACCTTAGACACCTGTGGTGCTGGGCAATCAGGAAAAGGCAGATCATCTTTCCAGACCAGCATATGGGCTATAACGATTTTCCGCCCTTTACACTCCATATAAACGATTTTCTTTGGATCGAAGCCCCAATGCCCCTGCCCTTTTAAAAAGGTAAATTTTCCGCCTCTTACCATTGATTCAAAGGCGCTTTTGTGGATGAGTTCCAGGTTATGCTGTGGGAGATCATGCTGGCCAGCCACCCCTGCCATCTTTTTTGGCAGAATGCTTAAACAATGATTAATCAGTTCAGGTGATCCTTTCCAATGCTCAAACAAATCACCAGCAAAGAAAACAGGACAGTTATGCTTCTTTTGGAGTTCCTGAATCTGCTTTATCTTTTTAGCCTGGGCATTGAAGTGAATATCAGTCCGGCATGGTGGATTACGTTCTTTTTCCATCATATGCCAATCACTTGTTAAAATGGCATCGACCTGATCATTTCTTTTAATCATTTTCTTCAGTCGCTTTCAATTCTTCAATCTCTTTTAAACCTTTTTCAATCGTTTTCAATCTTTCAGCCAGTTCTTCATACTCCTTGTCAATTTTGAGAATTTTATCAATCTTATGAAGCAAGGATAAATACCGTGCAGTTTTTGAGATCTGGCCGGCCAAATAATTTGATTCGTATTGCTGGTGAACCGCTTCTCGAATATCGATCATTTCTTGAATCGACCCTCTAAAATTAGCATGGGTATCTGTTGGATGCATCGTCTTTTCCCCTCTCATTTCTTTACAAAGTTTGCATGAGCAATATGAAGTCATACCTTCTCCTTTTCCACCGCTGAATTGCAAAGCGGGCAAATATCAGGAAATCTTGACTTGAATAAAGCCCGTTCTTTTTTCAGCTGTTTTTTGATAACTCCTTTTCTTTTAAGACCATAGATTATCTCTGCCCACTTGCCCTCTACTTTATCAATATCTTCCTGATTTTTATCAATTATCTGAACAAGGGCCAGACCCCTGTTAACAAGAGGCATCCCTTTTAGTGCGTGTTGGATCCAATTCAATCTTTTTTGATATTTTGAAATCTTACCCAGCCTGGTCAAGAACGTCTTTTGCTCTTGTTCGATTTTTTCGTGCGTGTCAATCAAATTCAGGGCCTGTTCAACTTTTGGCATTATTTTCAGCTTTTTTCTTATTTTTGTGATCTTTGCCCTAATTTGGTCAACCTTGTTCAAGCCTTGTTCCAGAGATTCCATAATTTCTTGGTACGTGTCTATCCGATTTTGCAATTTTTCAGCATGGATGATCAGCTGTTTCAATTGGTCAAGTTTGGTAAATTTGATCAATTCCTTTTCTTTGTCTTTGATGGCTTTTTCTAACCTTTTCTTTTCCATCAGATCCTTACCAAGATCAGCCTTACCATTAGCCAGGGCTTTATCTATTCCGCCCAGGTTAGCCACTTCATTCAGATGGCGGGCTATATCGCCGGAATTCTCAGACAAAAGAAATATAGGGGCTTTCTTTTCCAATTGCTTCTGTACGTTGATCTTTCGATTGATTCGTAAAACATCACTTATTTCCTGGGGAACCGATGTGCCGAATGCTGTAAAAGTAGTTATCTTTTCAGTTTCTCGGTTTTTAATCTGATACTGAGCCTTATCATCTTTTTTATATCTAACTATTGCTTCTGCGAATTTCAAAGATACAAGGGTTTTGCCACCCCACCACGATTGAAAATCATCACCCATTGGTCTATTTTCTAAGACCTTTAATATGGCGTCCATCATGGCGCTTTTTCCATGATCAGAAGGACCGATTATCATATTCACCCCAGGATGAAATTTAAAGATCTGCTTTTTATATGATAACCAGTTTTTCAAGGTAATCGATTCAAGGTGATCACTCATTTTCTTTTACCTTTTGTTTCAGATTCGGGTTAGGTCTGATCACCGGAATTTCATCAAAAATCTCCACCCCAACTTCATAAAACTGAACTTCCTTTTCCGCTTCCGGTAGCATCACATATCCCATGAGCTGGATTTGATTGTCCAACACTTTTTGAAGATGATTAATCATAGAAGAATACCCCATGACATTAATGATTGTGATCAGTACTATAAAAACACCAAGCATCTGTTTCATTTCTTTTTCCTTTCATGAATCGCATTAGCCGCTTCTAAAAGTTTTCGCCATTTATTTGATAATTTTGCCCGGTAAACATAGTAGGCTTTCCTTTTGCCATCCACCTTTTTAAACTTCTTTTTTATTCCTGACTTTGGAAAGGCCGGCAACTTCCTCGCCCTGGGAAATATTTCAAAATAATATTTACAAATCCGGTCATAATCTCTTTTACCAAAAGTTGGCGCTTTCGGTTTTTCAGTGTGATGGATATAGCATTGCCGGCAGGGTGGATTTTTAAGGTATTCTCCCAAGGCAATCAATAGATCAGGAAAGGGCATCATATTTTGAAGCCCTTGCCGTAAATATTTCTTGTAAGCAATCCCCTCAAAGGTATTTACATTCCCATGAATCAAGCCCCTAACTAATCCCCTGCCATCTGGCCCAGGCGTTTGAGCTTTCAGCTTATGTTTGTGATCCATAGCCATTTCACTCAATGGGAATCGTTTGCCAATCACTGGGCATTTTTTAGCCTGATCATGATAAAGCATTTCACGCATCATCGTAGAATCACTCTGCTTCAATTGGATGAATTTACCGGGTGGTCTATTTCTCCGGATAATTTGTGGATTCCTTTTAACCATTTTTCCGCCTTAAATGATCAAGCATTTTGTTATATTTCTTTAAAGCCTTTGGCTTCAATTTCTTATAACTCGGTGGATCCTTTTCCGTCCACTTTGCCACCAAATATGGTTCAGGATTATCTGAGTCCAGACAGAAAACGAAAAGCCCGGGTCTCCCAGGAGTAAGAAAGGCAGCAATAAATTGTGGATGGGGACCAGATTCATATTTACGTTGAGCCCCTTGCTCCAGACTGGCAATATAAAAGGCTTGACCAAGGATATACGGCGGTTTAAATTCCTTTAAGGGTTCTTGCGCCAATTGTGGGATTGGCCCCATATAAGCAAAGACTCGGTGATTAAGTCCCCACTTTCCTTTGCTATAATGAGCTACCGTTGCCCCGGCTACTTCTTTGGTATGGCTCCATGCCTGGTTATATTCATAGTAAACCATATAGATTCCGTCTTTAGTCGGGGTATCCCCCTGAACGAGCTTTGGTAAAAACTCTTTCCCTGGTAAATACATTGTTGGGGTCAGAATAGATTTTTTCTTTTTCCCCATCCGGGATCCTCTTTTTTTCCTTTTTAAAATATTCGGAAATATTTCCGGTGGATTCCTTTTGATCATGATGGCACCTTATACAGATTTTTAGGAGTTACTAAAAAACAATGTGAATCATCACCCGGGTAAAATGGATTTTGGACATAAGCCATTTTTGAAGTAAAACTTACAATATGTGTAAATCTTACTCTTTTGACCGCCCAATTAATCCATACCACCTTGTCACCAACTTCAAGATTATTTCCTTTTCCATCTAACATAGTATCACCCATATTTTGGGAGTCGGCCGAGACTCAATTTCTTATCAATTATCTTAGCTGCTTTTGCAGTAGTCTTAAACAAAATGATCTCCCGTTTCTTTTTCTTTTTTTCAATATGCTCAATGATTTTTTTCTTAGTTCCCTTAAATTTGAGTTCCTTACAATCAATCTTAGTCTTTGATTTTTTCCAGTAGCCAACTTTCACAAGGAAATGCAGGCAGGCTGAAACGTCATCAATTCCATAATCAGGATAAATTGGAAAATCACACTCACTCTTTTTCCCGGTGAATTTATTCTTGGTTATCTTTGCCCGAGTGTCCACCCCAATATCATATTTAATACCATTCACCGTTTGAGTGATTGCCCCGATATAGGTGAGCCAGGCTTCAATGGATGCATAAAATTTCAAAGCCTTTCCGCCAGATCTGTATTGCTTGACGAAACTCATTGCTGATAGATTATCCCGGGTCTGTGAAATGATAATCAAAACAGATTTAGTCCTTTTCAGCCTGGAGCAAATATGCCTGAATAGCTGAGATGCTTTCTTTTGTTTGCTTGCGCCAAAAGTTCCCTTGATTTTTGATAATTCCTTGTTTTTCCGGTGTTCCCTATTTTTGAGTTCTTTTTCAATTTCAGCGTCAGAATCAATGGCATCGAATGAATCAAGAACATAAATAAATGGAATTCCGGTGGCCTCGGCAACATCACAGGCATCCATAACGTAATCATAGAAATTTTCAATCGTTGTGGACATTTCACCATCTTCCGTGGGGGCTTCAACCCTGGCGGCAAATTTGGGGCCAAACAATTTAACATGATCAAATGAATCGGCAAACTCAGCATCATCATAAATCATTCTGTATTTATCAAATTTTTTCATAGTTGATGCCCAGGCAAGACCACTTAAAACACTTATTGATTTCCCTGAGCTTGAATCACCAATAATATTTGCCATTGTTCCCTGTTTGAAAGCACCGTCATACCGCCCTGAGCACCGAATATTGAAAAGGACCGAACCAAAAGGAACCCACAAAACTTTGCCTTTTTCTTTCTTTTCTTTTTTAGAAGCCTTGATGAGCTGTGATTTCAGTTTCTTTTTAGTCACCTTTTTCTTAGACGGTTTCTTTTTAGTCACCTTTTTCTTAGACGGTTTCTTTTTAGTCACCTTATTAGGCTCTTTTGTGGGAGGTGGATTCCTTTTCATATTCCGTCTTTAACCCCTTTGATTATTTCTTCAATGATTTCTTTATCAATCCGGTGGCTAAGCAAATCCTGCTCAGTCTCTTTGCAAAAAACGGTCAGATTCTTTGACCCGGGCGTATCAAGGAAGGCCTGTTTTGCTTTGTTTGATGCGTTTTCAATCATTTCTGATAGACTGGGCTGCTTATCCAAATAATCATTGATTAATTCAAGCAAAATGGCCGTCCTTGGAGTTCCTTTCTCCAATGAAAGCATGGCAAGCCGGTGAGCATTCTTTTTATCAATATGAACGCCGACCAGCTTTTTACCCATCAGGCTCTTTTCAGTCTGTGGCATGAATACTCTTGTCATCGGTTTTTCTCCTTAAAAAAGGGGGACCGGAGCCCCCCAAGGTTTTACTTATTGACTGAATTCCTTAACGGGGTTTCACTCATCATCCTGCATGGCATCATATTTATCGAAGCACTTGTTGTATGATTTGCATTCTTTTTCATTGCATTCATCATGATCACCCCATTCTTCGCCGTATTGATAAGCAAAGGGGCACTTCATGGCTTTTTTGGTGGAATTCCCTTTTTTCTTTTTATTCTTTTTCTTTTTCTTTTTCTTTTTAGCAGCCGCCTTTTTAGCAGCCGCCTTTTTAGCAGCCGCCTTTTCCTTTTTCAGTCGAGCCTTTTTCTGTTTGGGAGTTTCCTCGTCTTCGTCATCATCATCATCGTCATCATCATCATCGTCGTCATCATCGTCGTCATCGTCTTCGTCGTCATCGTCTTCGTCGTCATCATCGTCGTCATCATCGTCGTCATCATAGTCATCGTCGTCATCATCGTCGTCATCATCGTCGTCATCATAGTCATCGTCATCATCATCGTCATCATCCGGTGGATCAATTTCGAGTTCAACGGCAATCAGTTCCCTGAGTTCATCTTCGTCTTCATAATCTAATTCGTCGGGATCCTCCCCAAGATCTTCGTAAACCTCGAGCAGCTCGTCCTCTTCCATATCTTCCAGATCTTCCCAGGTCAATTCAGGCTCAGTCTTTTTGCTTTTCTTTTTATTCCGTTTCAAGTTTTTCTTTCCCTTTTTCTTTCCCTTTTTCTTTTTCTTGTCGGCGCCGCCTTCAAGCAATTCAACCAGTTCATCATACGACAGAATATTTGGAACGACCATATCATCCAGACATGGATTTGTATTAAGGATTTTTTCCTTGTAATCTTTCCTTGGATCGAAATCAATTCTGTCTGCGCATGGATATTTCACGGCCCCTTTTCCATCACCGAATGACTCCTGAATCATCCTGACTCTCAGGGTATATCCCCCTTCCAGGCAGGCAAAATTGTTCCAGTCTTCCTCGCCCATTTCAATCTCTTTATCGACCGCTTCAAAGAAGTTGGCATCTGAAACATCCCAAATCAGTTTTTTGCCTTTGAATTTTTTGGAACCGGCTTTAACCTTGATGATGAAAAGAGATCTCCTGGCGGTACTGAATTTGCCAGCCTTTTTATTGTCAATATCAGGATCATCATAAATTTCCTGTCTTTTTTCACAAATCGGGCAGGGCTTTCCAATGGTCTGCGGGCACAAAGCCGGTTTTCTGGATGCACCGACATTCCTATGAAGCCTATAAGGATACCGGTACCAGACATCTTCCTCCATCGCTTCATATTCAGGATGAAGTTTCATATCTTTGACCACATATGGAAGAATATCCAATTTATATGTGGTATCCGCTTCCTCATTAAACCAGCCCCATTTTTTAGGAAGAGTTAACCAAGATTTTCCAGACTTCCGAGCCGCCCGTGATTTCTTAGCTCCTTTCCCCATTGATGATCCTCTGCCTTTTCTTTTCTTACCCATCTTTAATTCTCCTTTATATTTGAATTAGAGGTTTCTTGAAATTTTTTCTTTAATGCTTCTAATCTGTGATCAATTTCGGTATTCATTCCACTTACCAAACCAGCACCGAACGAATACCCTGCCATTCTGAAAAATGAGGGAGAAAGCCAAAAAACAACCCCCACAATTATCAAAATTAAAATTACTGATTCAAGGGTTATCATTTTGAATTCCTTTTTATCCCCTGACCGATCTTTTTACTTCGCCTTTTCATCCTGGCTTCACGGTCAGCTTTTTTAACGAGTTCACGATTAATATTCCGAGGAACTTCTGGCCCGGCAAAATATCCTTGACCATGGAGATTGACCAGTTGTTCCAGCGCCTTTGTCTTAGTGAAATGCAACAGATCTTTCATGCTTTCTGCGGTTGTGTGCTCCTCCTCTGCTTCAAGTAATCTGGTTTCTGCTTTTATCCATTTCCTTTTTGCCGTCAAGTAATTTGGATGCGTCCGATAATAAGCCTCGGCTTCCTGTCCGGTCGCCTTGGATTTACCTATGCATTTTTCAGGCTTGTCATGGCATCTTTGGATCAATTTTGATCTGACGTTTTTCACTTTTTCATGAGCAAGTTTTTCTTTTTCGGTAGCCCGGATCACTTTCCGTTTCATCCGGCTCACCTGTTCAATATATTCCCTTTCAAGATCAGGATGACCCAGCCATTCAATATCAAGGGCATCAATATCTATCTTGGAATCTACTGCATAATCAAGTTCTCTCATATCTGCCTCTCTTAGATCACATCTAATTCATCCGGCTCACCACATTTCACACATAAAACTTTTATGTGGGCCGCGCCTACTGGAATATCCAAAGGCCTTATATCATAAATAATATGTAACTGATACTCTTCACAATTCAGACAAAGAGTAACACATCTTTCGGTGGTATCTACCTCACTGATAAGTTTTTCATCAGAATACCCAATATATTTTTGAGCTTCAGCAAGATCCATTCTTTTCCCCTTTCCCATTAACAGGGCGGTTCAATCCTTTTACAGACATTATATGAAAACTGGGTAATCATCGGCCAGCCCGCATCATAAGTAGGCTTATAAACGAACCATCCCAGGATATAAGACCCCTGCTCATTCCCATTGATCAGAACTGTATTCGCATATCCCATAACAGCCCGCCGGATATCCTCCGGTAATATATCCTGTTTAGCCAAACTTTTAAGAATCTTTCTGCAGGCATCCCAGTCAGATCCCTCCGCCATCAGAGCCCTACACAATTCAATGATTTCGGCATTCTCCTCCAGATTTTCAGCTTTAAGGGTTTTAATCTTTTTCTTATCTGATTTAAGATTTATGATTTTCCCTAAAAGAGTCAAGGAATCCCTGGGCATCCCATAAGATACCTTGTGAAGTTTCTTGATTACCGGTTTACTGACTTCTTTCTTTTCCCCCTTAGCCACCCTTTTGACCAATTTTGTCGTTCCTTTAAGATCAAGAGGACCAACCCTGAATTCGGTTGATCTGGAGCGAATGGTGGGTAACAGCATTTCAGGATTGGTCGTACAAAGAATCCAATAAACATAATCCGGCGGTTCTTCCAATGATTTCAAAATGGCGTTTTGGGCTTCATTCTTTTCAGATGATCCGCCTTTTCCCAACATGTGAACTTCATCAATCAAATATACCTTACAATCGCCATTCTTGGGAGAGTAGACCAAAGTATCCCGGAGATCACGAACCGTCCCTATTCCCCTAAAAACAGCCGTGTCAAGCTCTTTATAATCACCATCTCCACAATTCAATTCTTTACGGATGATTCTACCAAGGGTCGTTTTACCGCATCCCCTGGGGCCGGTCAATAAAATACAATGCGGGAGTTTCCCAGCATCAAGCAATTCCTTGATTGTCTCCACCGTTTCGTCATTGCCCAAAAATGTCTTAAATTTTTTAGGTCTATATTTAACTTTAATATCTGGCATTCAATTCCCCCTTTTAAAGATTTTTAAAATCAATCTATATCCCATAATACAATGTAATTTTGAATCTGGATCAGAATTTATCAAGCAGCCTTTAATTCAAGTACTTTCGAGTCTTGAGCCCAATTGGCATCAACATCAAAAACATTAGCCTCAACCACCATTGGCACATTTATCCATTTCCACTGTTTAGGAAGCCATTCGCAAGCCACTTCTTGGACTATTTCA